GGGCAGTTCGCTGGAGCGACGCTCATTAAGACAGCTACCGACACTTGGTCACTTATCGGCGCTTTAGCCTAATGGCTATTCTTCCCTTAGATCACGGTATTTTCGCTAGTAGCGCAGTCTCTGGTGCGGGACCTGCGGGTTACTTCGGTGGTGGTCAAGATGCAGGCGGCGAAGTCACAACCGTTGACAAATTTTTGTTTAGTGATCACAGCAGAACGACGCTCGGCACTGGTTTGTCGGATGCGCGCCAAAACCTCGGGGCGAACGCTTCATCTGTCGCGGGTTACTTTGGTGGTGGTGTAAGCGCGTACACAGATGCTGTGGATCGTTTTTTGTTTAGCGACGACAGTAGAACGATACTTAGCACCGGTTTATCAGGCCCGCGTGGCTATCTAGCGGGTATGGCATCCCCAGTCGCGGGTTACTTCGGTGGTGGGTATGACACAGGGGAAGCGGCTACGACTGCGACTGTTAATCGTTTTTTGTTTAGTGATGACAGCAGAACGACACTTAGCTCAGGGTTGTCGGTGGCCCGTTACTATCTAGCGGGTATGGCATCCCCAGTCGCGGGTTACTTCGGTGGTGGGAACACTAGTGCTACAACTGTGGATCGTTTCTTGTTTAGTAATGACAGCAGAACAACACTCGGCACAGGGTTGTCGGGGAACAGCAGACGACTAGCGGCGAACGCTTCATCTGTCGCGGGTTACTTTGGTGGTGGGTCTGATTACCCAACTTGGCTTACAACGGTGGATCGTTTCTTGTTTAGTAATGATTCCCGCACCACGCTTAGTACTGGTTTATCAGTTGGTACTGCGGGGCTAGCGGGTATGGCATCTAGTGTCGCTGGTTATTTCGGCGGCGGTGAAAATGTCTCAGCAGTCCAACTCACAACGGTGGAGCGTTTCTTGTTTAGTGACGATTCCCGCACCACGCTTGGTACTGGTTTATCAGCGGCAAACGAAAACCTTGCAGGAATGGCGAACCACGGCGCATGAACATAAACGAAGCAATAGCCGAAATTCAGCAACCAAGATCACGTTTCCAGTTGATCCATTTTGTTATAGGTCAACACGACACACCCGAAATGCGGTTTTATCAGTTGTGTATTGAGTTACAGGACATGCGTTACAAACTTAGATTGGCGCAGATCAGCGTTCGTAAAGCCGAGGTTGAGATTCAACGCTTGTTGGAAACAGGCGACGAGTTAGATGCTCTTGAAGCCGAAGAAAAGCAAGTTGGTTTGGAACAGACTTTGATTATCATGCGCGGTGCCGAACGTGAAATAGCAATTCTCACAGACTTATTCGATGAATCGCAGAAGTTTACTCGTAATCAGATTGAACAAGCCCAGCCTGAATACTGGCAGAAGCGGCTGACTCGTCAAACGAACCTTCAACTCATGGCGGGAAGTGTTAATGAGGGGCAACTTACATCGTTACACAATGCGGGACTATTAGAAGAAGCGGTGGAAGAACGCAAACAGCAATTAACTAACGGACGCAAGGAATTAAATGGATTATCTTAAATGGAAACTGTCAGACAATGGGCTTTCAGGAACCGGACCGGAAAAAGTTATCGCCGAAAACGGAGGACACACCCAAGCGTCTGCATACGTGGACGGTGAAGGGTACCGCATCGGCTACCTGACCAAAACCGCTGACCTGACAGGGCTTGAAACGTGGGATGTTACAGAAGTAACCGAATCGGAAGCGTTGGCTTTTTGTCAAAACATTTGGTCTGATGCAACAGTTGGTGAAGATGGTTTTATTACTTCAGAGCCTCCTCCAGAAGGTGAAGAAGCAGAGTAAACGATGGCTATTGATTATCGTCAAGCCAGTACAGACTACAGGTTACCTTCTTACAACTATGACGGTAATGTTGCTGGGGTTGCGTACAGAAACGGATGGGATTAATGCCTGTATATCCAGCACCCGGACAAGATTATAGCTCAACCGAATTAGAGTATTCTGGTGGGTCTTCTGCGTATACAGGATCAACTTACAAATACAGCGAACCCGGATTAAATTACAATCATGTAACAACCGAGTACGCCGATCAAACATTTAATATTGGGTATCGGAAAGCTGATGTAAGTTACCGAAGCGCCGATTGGCGTTACGACGGTGCGGCTTCTTATGAAACGCACACAATAACTGCTTCAATATCTGCTTCTGGTTCTTCAAGTATCACATTGCAGATGACGAACTTTATTGGTGGTAGTGCCACTGGTTCAAGTTCTACTTCAACGGGTGTTCAATCAACACAATTTATTAATTCTTCGCTTTCAGCTACTGGTTCTACATTAACTGCAATCATCGAAGAAGCTTTGTTGAGTGCAGGCATATCAGGATCTGCAACAATATCAGCGACAATAGTTCATGAACATCTTCTTACTAGCGAGTCACTTTCAGCTACCGGATCTACGCTAACAGCTATTATCGAGGAGGCTTTGATAGCCGCTTCGCTTACAGGATCGGCAACAATTAGTTGCACTATTGACGCTAACAGACCAAATCCTCATGTAACTTTGGCAGTTTCTTTGCCAACCGATGTTACTCTTGTATCATCATTAGTAGATGACGTTTCGATTACAGTAGGTGTTTAATGACAACATACGATAAAAATGACCAATTGCGCGTAACTGCCACGTTTACAACTGGTGGGACTGCTGACGACCCAACAGATAATGAAGATGATGTGACTATCACTTGGAATAAACCTGATGGGACTAACACTTCTTATACAGGGTCAGGTGGTATGACACGATCCGGTGCGGGTGTGTATTATAAAGATTTCACATTAGATCAGATAGGTGTTCACACAATAAAGTTTGTTGGTAGTGAAGGTATCATTGCCGCCGGAACTGTTGCGGTAGAGGTAACGAAGTCAATCTTCGACCACGCATAAACTTATGACTGAAAACGCAAGCAAACTTGTAGGGGAGAAAAATCGTAAACTTTTCCTCGAAGCTTTAGAACAACAAGGAACCATTCAAGGTGCTTGCAAAATTGTTGGTGTCACACGATCCGCTTACGAAAAATGGAGACAAAGATTCCCAGATTTCGCCGCTAAGTCTGATGCTTTAAGAAACGAACTAGCAGTAGGCGAACCCAAAAAAGAATGGGATGGGAGTTTTGAAAGTTTCAGATCAGAATACTTTAAACACATGTCGCCTTGGTTTCATCTACGTGCTATAGACGCATACGAAAACACTCCTCCCGGAAACTTAACGCTTATTCTATGGCCTCCTGAACATGGTAAAACTACTTTAGCTGAAGACTATTTTTGTTTTAAACTGGCAACTAACCCTGAGTTCAGGATCACAGTTGGTTCAGAAGGACAGGATATGAGTCGTAAAATTCTTGGGCGTATCCGTACACGTATGGAACCACATGGTCCTTTCCCTAGTTATGTAGCTAAATTCGGTCCGTTTGTCCCACAAAATCAGAGTGGTCGTAAGACTGCACAAATGTGGGGGGCTGACTATTTTAATGTTTACAAAAAGCAAAGACATGATGAGCGTGACTATTCGATGGTCGCTTTGGGCTGGCGATCTAAAATTGCTGGTACTCGAACCGACCATTTGCATGTTGACGATATTCAATCTCGTGTTTCGTTAAACCTCACAGAACAAATGTTCGAGGTGTTCCGACAGGACTGGTTAACCCGTCCGGGTGAGAATGGTCGTACAAGTATTAATGGTACTCGTGTCGGTGAAGATGATTTTTATGAACGTGTTATGAATGAGATAGATGAAGACATTCTTAAAGTTATTAAATTCCCTGCAATCATTACAAATGATGAGGGTGAACCTGAACCGTTATGGCCAGAAATGTTTTCAATGGAAAAACTGGATCGTATTCGCCGTAAGGTTGGTGAAGAAGCGTGGTCTAGGAACTACATGCAGGAACCTACCAGTTCTCTTTCTGCGACTTTCACGGATGATGCTATACAAAAATGTTTGAACCCTATGAGGTCAGTGTTACATGACCCGCCTAAAGATTGCAGTGTTTACATTGGCTTAGACCCTGCGTTGGGTTCCAATAATTGTGTAGTAGCGGCAACACCACATGAAGGTAAACTAAAGATTCTTTTCATTAGAGAAGATATTGGATTGACACGTAATGAACAGATACTACAAGTTGTTGAAGATGCGATACTTCGTTGCATGAAGAATGGTAGTACTGTTTCTGATGTTGTGATTGAAGCAATGGTGTTTCAAAAAGGGTTATCTCGTGATGAACGTCTTATTGAAATGACAGATAAATATGGGTTCAGAGTCAGAGAACATTTAACAGGTGTGAACAAATATGATGAAACTATAGGTGTCCCTTCAATGGCTTTATCATTCATGCGTGAAGAAATTGAGATACCTTATGCTGGTGATAACACTACAAGGCATCAAGCAGATCAGTTAATTAGACAGTTAAAATCATGGCGGCCATTAAAAAGGGGTACTAAACTACGGCAAGATCAAGTAATGGCGCTTTGGTTTATATGGATACTGTGGAGGCAAAGGAAACAAGCATTTGATGTTGACTCTTCACAATTCTCGTATAAAGCGCTACCTTGGAGTAAGTCTAAGACACCTGCGAGAGCCATATAATGTACACATTTGAAGAAATAGTTGGAATAATAAGACAGCGGCAAGAAGCGCAGTCGCCATTATTAGAGCGTATGCTCGATATTAAAGAGCGATACAACGGTGATTATGTTATACCGCTTCCTTCTATGGATGAAGAACCTATTCTTCCTCCGTTAACTCCTGCTTTGATTTCTGAGAACATTGATGCTGTAGCTCAACGAGCCGCATCTGTTATGCCGTTCATTGGATGCCCTGCTCTTGACCCTAGCAAAGAACGGGGTAGAAGATCGAGGCAATATGCTGATGTTCGTAAACGTGCGCTTGCCGCTACGTGGTATCAGAACCGTTTCAAAGTGAAGATGCGTAGAGCGTATCGGCATCTTGCCGGTTACGCTACGACAGCTTTGTGCATATACCCTGACTTCGAGTTAGGTATGCCAAAGATAGAGGTGCGTGATCCTTTGGGTGTTTACCCTGAGCCACAAGCCGCTGAGAATTATGATGTCCCTCGCAACTGTGGGTTTATTTACGGCAAGTCTGGTGATTGGCTACGCGCTAATTATCCTGCTTCCAGAACTGAAAACGGTGGGCCTGTAGCTTCAGATGATAATGCTAGACAAGAACTGTGGGATGTATGCGAATGGGTTGACGCTGAACATATCGTCATTGGAATAATGGGACCTCGTTATGCTTATCATAACCAATCCTATTCTTATCACAGTACACAATTAGAATTGTCAAGGGCTATTAACAGAGCAGGTATGCCATGTGTAATAACCCCTGGACGTATCACTTTAGATAAGATAGCTTCGTCAGTTTCAAATGTTGTCGGTATGACAGACTTGATGGCAAAGCTTATGGCTTTAGAAATAATCGCACAGGAGAAAGCAATTTTCCCTGATAGGTACATCATTGGCCGTTCAGGTCAAGTACCTATGATCGTAGGAGGTGAATGGAAAGATGGGCGCGAAGGTGAAGTCAACGTACTGCTCGACGCAGAACAAATCGGGGAGCTTCGCTCCTCACCCGATCCCGCGACCAATATCGCCATTGATAGACTTGAACGTAATGCAAGAATCTCTACTGGCACGGTTCCCCAGATCGGTGGAGAAAGTTACGGTGCTTTACGGACTGGTAGGGGCATTGACGCTCTCATGGGCGCTTCTCTTGATCCACGCGTGCAGGAGCTTCAAGAGACAATGGAAGCACATCTTCCCTATTTGAATGAATGCATCTTTGCTTGTTACAGAGGCTACTTCGATCAACAAAAGTTTGTTACATTCACAGGCTACTCAGGTGACTTCGGTCACGTAGAGTTCACACCTGAAGAACATTTCGAGTCTTTCGATAATGTTGTTTCTCATTCAATACCCGGAGCGGATGTTCAGGGTACAACAATCCAGTTGGGTCAGTTGCTACAGATGAAAGGTATTAGTCTTAATACTTTTCGTGTGAAGCATCCGTTCGTTGACGATCCTGAAGCTGAAGGCAGAAGGGTTGATGAGGAGCAATTAGAAGAAGCGGTAATGGCAGGTATACAACAACAAGCCGCTCAAGGAACTATGCCTATTGTTTATGTAGCGAAAATCGAAAAGTTCAGAAAGGATGGACATGACATTTTTGAGTCTATCCGTAGGGCTGATGAAGAGCTACGCAAAGAACAAGCAGAGGAAATTCCTGAACCTGCCGAGGGTCAGATGATGGCTCCTGAAGCGGCACCGGGATTAGCTGGTGGCCCTGAGATGATGGCTGGCGCTCCTCCTCCTGAGCAGGCTCCTCCGGGAATAGCTGAGATGAGAGCCGCATTGTTGGCAGGTCAAAATGCCTAGAAGTAAAAAAACTCAAGGAGCTAAAGCTCCGGGTTTGGAAGCTGGTGCTTCGTATGGTGAGAAGTCTGAGAATCTTCAGGCTCAAAATCCTAATGAGGGTGGTATCGCTCTTCCTAATATGGAAACTAAGTATGATACTACACGTACTCCTGATGGTCAGGTAGCGGCGGCTCGACCTCAAGGTGTTGTTGATGCGCCTTTGGATTTGGCACAGCAGTGGATACCTAATGTCACTCCTTTAACAGCGGCGGATGATCGTCCTGATCTTGGGTTGACTGCTGGTATTGAACCTCAGCCTATGCCGGGCGCACAGTTGGGTACTTACTCTTCTGAAAGAAGTAATAGATTGATTAAGAGACTTGCTATGACTACAGGCAATCCTAACTTGACTGCTCTTGTAGAATCGTTTGAGTCTCGTGGTTGAAAAACAATTAGTTCCATATAGTAGAACTCGCGTATCACCTTTTTTTAGTGGCTCAAATAATTTTGAGTTAGAAGACTCTGATGTTCCAGAGAATTATAATCATGCTCCTTCTTATGAAGATATACGTCTTAATAGCAGGTTTGAACTTAT